CAGGGAGAGTAATCTCCCTGCTCATCTGAAAGTCGCCGGATGGCGAATCTCAGATGGGAGTGCATCAGTGTGCTCGCATCTGGGGTTTGATCCCTACGTACCATTTGGACGCGCGTAGACTTAATGGGGGAGGATGACCTAGCCTTATTCGCTTAAGGCACTGGCAACCTGGGGTTGACAGCCCTTAGACCCAGAGGGAAAGTACCTCAAAGAGTCTCCGCGTGGCAGGTATCCTATCGGTCAACCCGTGTTCTTCCCAATATCTCTGTAAAGAGATGGGGGGGTTGGACTCGGTGCGATAAGGTAGGATAAGCCTGATTGGACCTCTTCCAAAGCCTTCCAAGGCTGGCTGCGGCCCCTTCACAGGGAAACCGAAGTTTAAGAGACGATTCTATTGAATAACAAATGAACTTAACAGTCTTCATCACTAACACAACTAAGCGAATGCCTAGCCGTGCATGGAGTCGGCTGCTAAGCTCATTTGCGTCTCTTAATGCCATGCTCAAGGTAAAACTTGGGCGACCAGCATTGAAACACATACTTAGTATGGTTTCCTTGCTGGGGCGAAGAGTTAACCTATCAGTCGTCAAAGTTTGCCTTACCACACTGGCTACCATGTATAACTTGCGGAAGAAAGGGGGTAACACCTTTTTGGTCCTATACCTTAAAGGTTGTTACTCTCTTCTTCAGCAGTATATAGGGGGTCAGAGACTACACGATCTAACTCCCTTCGGAGCTAGAATCGGTCGGACCCATAGTGGGTGCCCTTCAATAATTCCGGCCATTCATCGCCGTGCAATTCGTCAGGGAGACAAGTGGACTATTAGGTTTTGGTTGACAATATTTTCACTCTATAGAGTGCTAGATTGTCCCCCAAAGCTTAAAGTTAACTCTATCTCTGACGGAACAACAATGGATCACCAATTGGTTTATGAATTTAGTCAATTCGTAAGCACTCATTTCTTACATTCTCTTAAACGCTTTGGGAAAGCGCTTATGGGAAGGGTGAGATTTGAGGATTGGTCTCCATTGTCGTTCATGAAGGGTCTCAAAGCCTTACCCTTTATGATTTCTAAGAGCTCTCCAGCCGTTCGGGGTGGAAACGTGCCCGGAGGAGCCCAGGCGACATCGCCCGCTGCCCTTCTTGCTAGTGCCCATGCGTGGTGGATCTCTCCACTCCTTCCGTTATTACGGAATTGGTGTGAGATGACCAACTCGCTATGGGTCATTAACAGGATAGAGCAGTGGGGTCAGAAGCTATGGGTATGGGAGGATTCCCTACCCCTATCTCCTGACTCTCCTGGGTGTCCCTTCGAAGCAACGAACCATCTCGGTCGGTTGGGGTTCAATAGGAACCAGCGGGGAAGGTTAGAGTGTTTGCTATGGTGGATCCATTTACTCAATGGCTCTTTAATAAGCTGCATCAGCGTATTTTTGAGCTATTGTCCATGATTCCTCAGGATGGTACCTTCGACCAGGTGCAGCCGATTTATCGTCTGTTTGAATGGAAGGAGAAGAAAGAGCTAACAACTCGGTCTTCAATTTCCCTTCATTCTTTCGATCTATCGTCTGCCACTGATCGGATACCTATCATCCTACAGAAAGTTCTTCTGTCTCCCTACTTAACAAGTTGGGGGGCTGAATTATGGGCATCCCTATTGATTGGTCGGGAATACCATTGCGGGAAAAACTATTTTACTATGGTAAAGGGTAGAAAGGTTTCTATCCCGTTATCTAGTACAGGTTTTCTCGTATATGGGACCGGTCAACCAATGGGAGCATTGAGTTCATGGGCGATGCTAGCATTCATCCATCATGCGTTCGTTCAGTGGTCTGCTTTCTTAGCAGGTAAGGTAAAACTAGGTTCAGGTTGGTTTCCAGGCTATGCCATCTTGGGAGATGACGTAGTCATAGCAAGCCAGTCTGTGGCCAAGCAATACGCGGCGCTAATGTCGCGCATGGGGGTGGGAATCGGGGCTCATAAGTCTATGAGTTCCGGTTCTGGCTCTGCTTTAGAGTTCGCGAAGCGTACTTTCTATGGTGGGAAAGACGTTTCGGGAATTTCCTTCCGGGAGTTCGTGATAGGTCGGCAATCCTTTGCCGGTCTACTCGAGCTTATCCGGAAGTATTCCTTAACCCTAGGGCAGACGATGTCGGTCCTGGGTTATGGGTTTAAAGCAAAAGCCAACATCTCCAAGCGTTTGACATTATTGCCAAAACGGTTGCGTAACTACATTCTGGCTTACTATGGTCCCTTAGGCCCTGCCTATCGAGGAGTAGCGTTCTGGTTACCGATGAAATCGATATCAGCCCGCTATGCCTCGGTAATTGACAGGGTCGACAGTCTCACTTGGCAGTTCTTTAAGGAGGAGATCTCATCTCTCCTTTCAAAGCTAGACGATTTGCATCCTTTGTTAGAGGAAGCAAAACGCCTAGGAACTGTCAAACGGGACCGGGAGCACTATATGTCTCAAGCTATCTCCAGTAAAGCCGCCTGGGTTAAGGATCTTCCGTCCCCTGTGGAAGGGGGGCGGACTGATTCCCACCCTGGGATCGAGCGTACAACCCCGTTATACGTTATCGATTCTCTTAATGAGACGGTGTATAGGGAGGTATTCCTTGATACATATATTGCTGCGAGGGACCTACGAACCAAACTAGAGGAAATGACTCTAGAATCCCTTGACTGGGGAACTCTAGAGTCACTCTGGGAGGAGGTTCGTCTTATCGAATCTTCTCTCGGGTCGCTACCGCTTCCTAGAAATATCCACAAGCCGATTCGGGATAATATCCCGAAAGAGCAAATGGGTATTTTAAAGAAGTGGTATCGATACTCTGGCCTGTTCAGACGATCTGATAACCCACCTTTAGAGAGTTAAGGAAGTGATTCCTTAACTCGGGGCCGGTATCAGGCCATTGGCAACTTTGTGATGCCCGGGATAAGACCTTTGGGATGTGTGTGTTACCTCCGTCCGTAGTGCACCCTTAGGCTCCCAGTAACTTCTGAGAGTGAACCTCGTGAGGTTCGTTCGGTTCGCCGAGCGATCCCGTATGTCAGGGGGCGGTGGAACTAGTGAGTCGGATAGACTCGTAACAGTGGGCGAGCAGGCAGCGGTTAAACGGATTTTAGGAGCAATCCTTCTATCTTAAGACTGATTAGGTCTGAAGGTTACTGGCTAGGGAACCCGTTTCTTGGCATATGGGTGCCAATGGAACTACCTGATGCTTAGGATTGGTAGCGGGTGAACAAAGGGGAACTTTTGCTCACCTTAGGTTTCTATCCCTTAAAGGAGGGGGTAGATCCTGATAGTGCTGCCTTTCCTACTAGATATGGGGGTCTAGGACCCTTTCGCTAGAGGCGGTTTCTTCGCTAAATCAGAGACCTACGGGTGAGGTAACCTCTGATCAACATTTTTGAAACGCATCTGAGCGTAGCGGGGGCGGTAAAACCATTCGTCG